GGGAATTTAAATTCACTCATATAATCTTTATTTAGTTTGTAACGTGTTTCTAGTTATACATATCAATATAAAAAAAAGCCTGACCGAAGCCAAGCTATTTTTAATAATATGTTGAAAATTTCTTAGAAATTTAAAATACAGTAATCTGGTTGTACTTCTAAAGATATTTCTTGAGCTGCATTTTCTGTATCCCAATTAAAATCTCCAAAATCTGCTGATGTAATTAGTGCTCCTTTAATGATCCATTCAGATACTATATCACCTACTGGTCCTAGTACATCTAATGTTAGATCTTTTTTATAGAAATCACTATATCCATCTCTACCTGTTACTGATTCATGGTGTAATCTTACCCATTCCATAACTGCTTGCGCACCTGATGGTGTAATTGGGTCAAATAACGTCATTGAAATTGGAGCCCATGTAGATTTACCTTTAACAAATCGTTGAACGTTAATATGATTTAAAGCTACTGTACCTTGGTTTAATGTTACAGCTCCCATACCTTTAATTTGGTAAGATGGAATCCCATCTACATAAAGAATAAATCTATTCTTTTGTTTTGGCTCAAATGCTGTAAAAAATATTTCGTTTGGGTCTAATACTGCCATTTTATTATTTTATTTTATTATAAATATTCCGTTTTTTAGTTTTTATGATGGAAATGTTGCTCCTGTTGGTAGAACATTGAAATCCAAGATTATAAATTCAGCTGTTTTAGTTGGTTGTAAATAAATTTGACCTACTAACTCATTTCTATCAATAACATCTGGTGTGTTATTTGTAGCATCCATTACTACTTTAAATGAATACAATCCTTGTCTTTGTTGTACTGATTCTAAATATGGATTAACTTGTGCTAGGAAACTATTTCTAGTACTTATTGTGTTTTGTTCAAATACTAAATTATCTGATACTTGTACAATATAATCTTTAAGTGCTATTAATAATCTACGTACATTTACTCTATCTAGAGCACTTGCTCTTTTCTGCAATGTTTTTTGTCCAAATACTACTGTTCCACTTCCTGGGAAAGTTGCAATTGGGTTAACATTTGCTTCATATAATGTATCTCTATTTCCTGATGTTAATTTTCTTTCAGCTCTTATTACATTTCCTAAAGCTCCTCTAATTAGACCTGCTGGTGCAAACCATGGGTCAGATGATGCGTCTGTAAACGCATATACGCCTGGTATAAACACGGACGCTGGGCTCCACACAGATTGTGCGGTATTAGGATCAATCGATTGTAACCACGGCCAATACGTAGCTGCATAACTTGAATCAAATGCACCTGCTTGTGTAGTTACTGTATTAATTGTTGAATTGTAAGGTACTAAATCAACTACTGCCATACAATCAGTTCTTCCTTGTGCTAAATTAACCATTTGGTTAACTTGTGAAGCATGTAAAGAATGTATTAAACCTGGAGCTGATATTACATTAAATTGGTAATCATCTGCATTTGTTAATAGGTTTAACGATTGTGTGTAGTCGTTAGCACTAATACCTTGTATGTTATTTGCATCAATATTTTCGTTAAATTTAGCATCATTGTTTTCAATGTTTACTCCGTTTCCTCCTTGGAATGAACCTGAACCTACAATTGGTAGGCTACTAAAGAATGAAGACTTAGCTGCTCCATTATTATCAAAGTATTGTGGAGTTGGTGTTAATACACTTGAAACTCTTACATATGCACTTCTGTTAGGATAGTTACCATTTGTTTTAACATAGTAATCTACTCCATCTTGTTCTACTGTGTAATAAGTATCTCCAATTGCTCTAGCTACATAGTTAGGAGCTGTTGGATCCATTGATAAGTTGTTATAAGACTCTAATATTGCTTTTTGGTTATTAACGTCATTACCACGTCTAATAAATAAAGCAAATTGTCCTGATGATGTGTTTTGAGAAGGTATTTCCCATCTTAAGTTATCAGCTGTACCAAGTGGCAGTGCTCCGTTAGCTAAATCTCCAGTAGATGAGTAATTGTTCATTATTGAACCTTCTGATAATGTAGATAACACAAATGCTGTTCCATTTATAATGTCATTTGATGTTAATCTTATTTCTACGTTAGTTGTACCACCTATGATAGATGAAGGAATTTGTAAAAATTCATTAACTAAATATCCAGTTCCTGCTGTGAATTTTACACTAGTTACTGTTTGGTCTGAAGCAACAACTACTACTGCTGCTGCAGTGTTAGCTCCACTTCCACCTCCGATGTCGCCTGCGTTTAATGTATACGATCCTGCTGTACCATCAGATGTGTTTGTTGTGATTGAACCACTAACGTTAAATGTTGTATTTAAAGTTCCTGCTGCAGTAGCTGCATTTTGAATGCTTGAAGAAGCTTCATTAAATGAGCCAGTTACTACTCTAGTTACTAATAGTGACTCACCACCTTGTTCAAAGTAATTTTGAGCTGCTGTTGAGTTTAAATATGTGTAGTATTGACTGCCACTTTCTACTGTGCCACCAAAAATAGCTTGATATTGAGAAAAAGATGAAACTGCAGTTGGGATACCTACAGGTCCCATAACTGCTGGTCCAACAATTGCCGCACCATAAGTTACGGGTCTTGAACCAATAAAAGATTGATCATTTTCTCTTGCTAATACACCGGGAGATATTAATGTTTCTGCCATTGTCTTATATTATATTTAATATTGTTTTGTTATAAATATTGGAAACTATTTCAAAAATCTATTCTACTGCAGTAAATTCTCCAGTTTCTAGGTCTATGTTACCATCACCATATTTTTCTGTTAAATCTTTAGCATTTACTTTTTGCTCTTTTAAAAGATTTTCGAAATCATTTCTTAAATTTTTTCTTCTTTCTTTTAGACTTTCTATGTTTATTTCTAAAGCATTAATGTCTAAATCTAAAATTCCTAAGTTAAATACTATTTCGTTATTTTTACTTTGGATATCTTTTAGTTTTGTAATTTCTTCTTCTTGTAACTTAATTATTGACATAATTTTTTATTTTATTATAAATATTAATAAATTGATTAAAATTAATCTCTTTTTCTACCATCCCATGTTGGATTCCAAATAACATCACTATCTTGAAGATTACTAATAGCTTCAGTAGTAATTGTAACTTTTGCCTTAGAATTATACTTCTTAGTAGAATTTAAATCCTTTTGAATAGTATCTGGGATTAAATATCCACGTAATCTAATATTAAATGTTCCAGTAACCAACCTATCTTTATTAACTGTTAATTCAGTTGCTGTGTTAAAACTATCAATAAATGATCTAAACATATATCTTTCAGGATTACCCCAATAAGCATCTGATGCATATTCACATGACTCTACAATTTTATTTAATTGTTCCATGTAATATGTTTGTATAAGACAGCTATATTCTAATGTTACATAATCAGGTTGTGCTACAACATGAAAAGTATCAACTGGTCTTCTATTATTTAATGTACCAAAATTACTATAGAAATTTTTACTGCTAAATTGTTTTGAAAATACACCATATAAGTTAGGCATATTAGCATCTAATTTATTTGCTACTGTTCTGTCTTTTGTTATTGTATCTCTTTTAATTACAATAATGGGTAACATAATAGCACCTTTTTTATCTCTATAATACCCATCACGTTGAAATGATTTCCATCTTTCAGGTGCACCATATATTACTGGTACTTCTCTACGCTGACCATTTTGTAATACAAAGGGTTTAATTTTATTTTCAAAATAATAAAACACAGCTTCATCTATATCTTTAACACCTACTGAAAATTGTTTAGTATCATCATCTTTAAAACTCATTTGTGATGATCTATTATGTTGTATACCTGTTTCGTTATAATTTGGATTATTAGGTATAACAGCATCATTAGGGTTTCCTACTCTACCACGGTTTTCTATCCCACTAAAAGCATCGTGTTTTTTTTCGCTTAAAGTTAATTGTGATTTTGGTATTGGTTTTCTTGGTTTTGCCATTAGAATCTTTCTTGATATGGTGAAATTGCTACTTTATCAGCAGGTATGTAATATGTAGAAACTAAAATTGATATATTATTACCAAATTCTTCTAACCCTGGATTTAATGGGTTTAATTGTCCATCAGAATCATTATTAGGATAATCTGGATTTTTACCTCCCCAGTATTGGTTAGAGACTGTACTTTGTACTCCATAATATCCTTCTTCATATAATATAATATCTCCTACTCTTGGAACAACATCTTTTTCTACTAAATCATCTCTTAAAAAATAAAATTCAATTGGCTGGTTATATTGAATACCTTCTATATTTTCCCCATATTCTTGATTAGATCTATTTATTAAAGTATTAAATAAGAAAGGACCATTATAATATTTTTCTTCAGCTGCTTCACCGTAAATATTAACTTTTGTCTGTTCTAGTTGAAACTGGTATATTGCTGCTTGTTGAGTAATAATGTTACCCATTACTTCTCTATTTAAGTGCCTCATAAGGGACCAGTCCCTCTGTCTAGTAAACATTGCCATATTATGCTATATATATTGTGTAGGGCACTTGTTGTAACTCAACCATCTTTGATTCAGCTTCAGATGCTCTTCTATTTAATAATGCT